ATGAAAGTAATAAAACAAAATACGAAACAATTATCCTTGCCAGAAATAAGTTTTTCTAAGTTAGTTGTACAAACCATAAATTTTTATACTAGAGTATTTCGCGTGTTGTTTGGTGGTGAGTTAAGGCATCGGTACTCAAGAAAGCAAAACGTACGGGCATCCGAAGCGCTAAGCGACCATATGAAAAGAGACCTTGGTTTGTGATACTAAAGACTTAAATCATAAATAAAACAACAGCTCAATAAGCCGAACCTAGGCCATGAGGTTCGGTTTTTACACCTCAAATTTCCATGAAAAAATAAATTATTACACTGACGTATACACGACATAGTTGATAAGGTTTGGTTTGGTATAGCCATTCCAAACATTGCTTCAACCTGAGGTACCATTGCTGGGTTGAAGCAGTGACAATCAGCAGATAAAAGCAGTATGGGAAGGAATTGCAAAAAAGTTTAATGGGCTTGGATTATCAGGTATTTCAATGGTTTGTGCCGGATTGGCTCTAGTGATTGCAAGTCCACAGGAATCACTATTACAGTGCGCATTATATCTGCTTATGTTGAATGCGATTGCATATGCCAGTCTTATAAAATGTCTCTCTTTTGAGGGACTATTCAATGAAGTATCACGAAATGACTAAAAACTATATTTTTCGTGAATTTGAATGTGGTTTATCCGTCGAACAAGCTGCTGAACTTTGTTTAAAAACTGTGAGAACAGTCAAAGAATGGGACAAGGGGAAAACCATTCCTCCTGAGTGTAAACGGCTCATGAGAATGACAAAAGGAAGAGAACTAAGCCCATCAGAGCAATGGGAACACTTCAAAATGCATTATGACAGGTTGGAGCTACCTACAGGTCAATTGGTAACTGCTCAACAAATTTTGACAGGAGTAGCATTACTAGAGATTGGTGCATTAACTGACTTAGAGGCGGCAGGGCAAATATTAAAATATGCTAGAGCCCTAAAAAATATAATGTAAAAAAGGCTCCGGAAGGAGCCTTAATCTATTCTTTGATTAGAGAACCCCAGTCGATATATTTGTCTTCCTGGACAACAATATTTACGTGGCAAAACATTTCGCCATTTGGCATTCTAATGTAACGGAAGAGTTTAGTTTTTACCACTCCGCAGATAGAAGCTCGTCCTTCACCATCACTATGATTATTTACATCAACATAGTCGCCAACGTTTGGCAGGATAACTAAACCAGACTCATCACTAGCTTCAATCCCTACAACATCACCGTCGTCAGAAGGACGAGATGCTCCTACAGCCATAAGTTGGTATTCAATTGAATATTTCATAATTTCTCCTTAATTAATTTTTAAACGAGGCCCTGATTTATAAGCTTCGTTGTTACGTATCATCTCTTGAACGAGGTCAAAATGTTTCTTTTCACAAAACACGTACTGCTCTGAAAACGAGACCTGTAAGCTATTTAAAAATCTCACATTATCTCTAGGCACTTTTACGGGTTTTCCTGTTTCGTAGGCTGTAGCTAGATCAATAATGCCAGCAGGGTTTTCAATTTTAGAAAGCAACTCAGGGTTAGAGGCAACATAATTTTTAATGAAGTTCTTACCATCTAAGGCGCTTTGCTTAATCGAAGGGCAAGTCAACGCTAGAGTTAATGTCGATGATATAGGGAGGTGAATTTGAATCCCTTTTAGAGCTATGCCTAAGTTGCCATATAACCCCATATCAATATCGTTGTGCAATGTGACCGGATTATCTGATACATAAAACGGGTCTAGCATATCAGTCTCGTAAAGAAGCCAGGACTTATTCATAAAGTGAGCAATGGCCTTATCTTGACCAAGAACAAGCTTTAAAAATAGATTTTTTCTTGCAGGTGAATTATTTCCACCAAGCTCGCTCTCTACTTGACTAGGCTGCGCCCCAAAATCGGTAAGCTTCTCAGAGAAAGCATCAATCACATGGTTGATTCTTTGTAACTCACCATAGGATCTAGCCCGCTGAACGGCAATGAATGCAGATACTATGTATCTGTCATCATCAGACATCCAAGAAAGACTTTTTTCAGAAATGATCTTCTTAATTATCGGAGCTGCGTCTGTTTCATACATGCCAAGAATAGGCTCTAAACTTGCTCGTTCTGGGTGATTTTCGATGTTGTAAAAAGTATTTCTTGTTGTTGCATCAAATACTGATTGTGGAAAGACTCTTTCTTTAAGCTTGTCAAAAGTGAACAACTGCCTTTTTTTGCCTTTCTTACCAAAACCAAATTGATCGAGTAAAAATCTGGGTACAGTATGTTGTTTTTTCACATCAGTAGTGAGTTTTAATGGACTATGCACTGGGACTTACCTTAAACATCTAGCTGCACACATTGTGCACTGTTCAACTAGCGCCAACAAGCTAGGATTTCAATAGTTTCAATAAATTAATTAAATTGCATATTCGTTTAAAAGGCAATGCCCACTTTCTGTATGCCCTTTATGGCTAAAGTCGACAAAGTTAGTTCGGAGTGGGAATTTACCCCCGTAATACAGATTCGGGGGTTTGCTCCGCTTTTAGGTCCCTCCCGCAAAGCGGGCCCCTCCCAAAATGCTCGCAATACCGCGCACGTAATAAAAAAGGGCTCGTATAGAGCCCCATGATTAAGTTCGGTGTGGAAGTGCCAAGGTTTGGTGTCCTACATGTTCCGCTTCCTCGGTCTACGCAGACTGCGCTAGCTTCGACGCTGTGGCGAGCGGTCTAGATATGGACAGGCATGTTTTGCTGCAATATGTCTGACGGCTTTTCTCTTTGGCCGCACGTGAAGATCCTTTCTGTTTCTTCCCAAGTCACTCGATACACGCAGTCGCTCAACACTTCGAACTGATACCCAATCTTTACCAAGTCCAGATGATCGAAACTGAATAGCTTGTCGCGACCATCGTACACATCGATGTATATCTTGTAGAACGTCAGGTCACGGTCGAGTTCGGCAGCATACTTCAGCCGTTTGGCGTAGGCGATTTGCTTTGCGTATCCGGTGATGTAGAAGTCGTAATCTTCCAAAGGCCCGAACCCTGATGCTTTCTTTTTCTTCCTCGCTTTGGTTTCTGCCGTATCTACCGTTGGCGTTCCGTCAGGCAGCTGCGCTTGTACTGGTTGTGGTGGTTTAACGGGGTCGGGCGGTTGCTCTGACTCTGGCCACCAAGCCCAGATATTGAAAACCAATCCAAGCGATAACAGCACCCCCGTTCCGACGACAGGCCAACGCTTCCAGAACGGGCGAATGTCTTTTGCTTCGGCTTCCTGAACTTGCTTGTTGGATTGCGAATGACTCTTATAGAACGGGAAGTATTCCGACTTATAAAATCGGGTAGAGGTGTTCACCACTTCACCGGCACAACCATCTTGCACTTTCTTGGTGTAAGAACTGGTTGAGCCCATGGCCGTGTTCTTTGTGCATCGGTAGGTCACTTCAATCATGTCCTTAATGTCTCGATGCACTTTGCGGATGTTCTGCGTGAGCAAGATGATATCGACACCGTAGTGACGGTGTATTGAGTACCATTCTAGAATCGGCGCGGCCAAGCCTCGACTTGGCAAGCTCATGTGCGCCTCATCGACCACATAAAGTGGCCCTTGTCCTTTTTCATTACGCCATTCGTCGGAGTAGTCTTCAATCTGGCTGAAAGGGCGCGTAGTCGAACCGAAATCCGTTAAACGTCCATCCACGATTTTGATGAGTTCTCGAACGTCTTCACCAAATACCTTAACGAACCAATCAATGTTTAAGGTGATATTGGTGATGACTTTACGGCCATCCTTAATGGCCGGAATAATGTGGTAGGCAACCGCCTCATAGGTTTTACCGCCACCTGGTCTTCCTGCTATGGCGTATATCATGAACCTAACCTCGTAAACGGAATCAATTGCAGCATCAAGCGCACCGTAATAGCGGCCAGAATGATAGACAGGCATTGAGGCACACCGACCGCCGCCATGACCCAAGCCACCGTAGGCGGAATACTGGTCATGTACTGGCTCATATCGACCGGAGCGAATAGGGAGAACACACCAGAGAGCAACAGATTCACCATTGCCATGATTTGCTCAACCGCCCAAAAGAACAGGTCTTTGAGCATGTTGACCAGCGAGATTAAAAGCTGATAGAGGAACACCAACAGCTTGTTAAATAAATCGACTAACCAGTCCATATTAACCTCCAAAAATAATACGACGCGCTGCAAACACTGACGTCATGATGAGCACCGCACGAATAAAACCGAACACCCAATCAAAGCTGATTTGCTCCTCAAAGCTGAAGTCACCAAAGAACGGTACCGGGAGCACGAAAGAAGGGCGCTTGGCACTGGATAAGTCGAGGTCACCAAACGAGTTCACAAAGTTGTCGATGGTGTTATGTTTAAGATCATCTAACTGACCGGACACCAAACCACCTAAGCCATCGGGATAGCCCGACTCATAAAAGCCAGTACAACTTTGGGACTCGATACACGTACCACCCGTACCTGCACCAGACGTATCTGTGTTTGCGATACCGTCTAAGGTGTCAGAAATACCGGAAACTTCATCCGCGATACCATCCATTGCCCCTGCAATTTTCTCTACATCGTCACCCACACCATTAACGGCATTGGTGTTCTTGTTCATGGCCGTGGTGATGTCAGCATTCGCTTGTTGGATAAGGGCCTTAGTGTTTTCGTAAATCTTGTTGTCGTTGATTTGCTGCTTTTGAATGGCTTGCGTGTTGGTGACCATCGACGCATTCAGCGCAATGATTTGGTTTTGAACGTCAGCACTGGCTTGATTGATGTCGATGTTCATGTCGTTTAGTGCTTTGTTGACGTCCTTATTCATTCCAGTAATGGCTTTCAGAACTGCCGTGTCTGTCGATTCATCGGTGTCTGGCTCTTCCACGTCTGGCTCACTGTCGGTATCCGGTGGATTCACCGTATTGGTTGAGCCATCAGGTAATATGCTAGGGTCTTCGATGTCACCTGTTGGGTCGTCAGGGTCATGAATGGGGTCATCAGGAATAATAGGGGTGTCAGGGCCATCTTTACCCCAGAAGAGTGTACCGCCTTCACACTGGTTGCCTGTGAATTGAAAGTTACCATGACAGATGGTGTTTTGTGTCCATTGGCCGGAATCAACACCCGTACACAGCGTACTATCACTAGGAGTACGCTCCAATTCACAACGGGTTGCGCCATAATCGCCGTAACATGACCCTGTCACTTGTTCGCCATAGACATAAGCCAACCACTGAAGCGATTTGATTTCATCAATGGACTTTTTAAACTGACACACGTCCATACAAGTGCCGTCAGGGTTCTTGCCATATTCACAAACCGATTTACAACGTAAGGTTGAAGGGTCAAATTCGCTATTTTCTGGACAACGAACCTCAGAATAAGAAAGACCGAGCCCATTATCACAAACTGTTTGATAGGGATCGCGAGCATTAGCATATGATGTCTTCTCAAATGTGCATGAGTCGAAATACCCAGTATCCAAAAAACAAGTATTCACCTTGTAAGGGTCAACCCAATCACCTTGAGAGCCACACCCCCTCATTTGCATATAACTAATACGAGCTTCTAAAGCATACGTATGACTACTAGCACACAGAATAACAAGGGCAATAAAAAAACGGAGATAGTGATTCATTGTATTAAACCAATAAAAAAGGGAGCCGAAGCCCCCTTATCCTCTAAAGTTTTGGCTGGCCACGTATCCGGCAATGCCACCCAAAAGCACAAAGACGATGAGTTGGACATCGTGGAGAACGGCCAACATAAACTTAAGCCTTGTTCACAGCACGCTTAGCAAGAGTGATGGATTTGTAAGCCATAGTAATGCCGACAATCACCAGACCTGCCGCGCCGATTTTGGTTGCCACACCAGATAAGTCGATAGCGGAAAACGGGTCAGCGGCACCACCTTCCGCAGCCATAGCAGGGACAGAAAGCACCGCAACAGTGACGGTTGCCACCGCTTGTTTACCGAACTTTTTAAGCGCGTTTAGACGTTTCATAACAGATTCCTCAAAGTAGTTTTATTAAACGTATTGCCATCTTGATGGCGTAAGTTGAGAGATATCCGCCAACGAACACCAAGGTGAAACCCAAGCCGAACGCTTGAGATATCTCTCCTGGAGTCAGCTGTGTGTAGCTCATTAACGTGTCATATTCTTGAGCCGTCACCATGACATAACCACGGCATGAAGCCGCTTCAATGTCAGGAACGACAGCGAGAAAACCGTCCGCGTTAGGTAGAGCACACACAGGCATAACGAAATTCCTTATTTAGCCTTTAGCGAGGCTTCAAAATGTTTCTTGATGTCGTCATCCACAGGGATGAGTTCCGTAACGATGGCACCCGCCAATGGATCGTCTGGGTTAATCTCCAAACGCAATTGGTATTCACGGCGAGGAACGAGGGCGCCCGTACGTTCAAGTAATAGGGCGTATTGATGATCAATCATCAACGGTTGGTCCCACTGTGGGTTCACATCACCGGATTCACCGATAGTGCGGCGTTTGAATTTCTCTGAGTTGATTTCACGTAGAGGTCGTGACACGTTCAGTTGAGCACTGTCACCACGTGCTGAGTTCCAAGTGATATCCATGCCAAGTACAAAAACGGATTTAGCCATTTGTTAAGTCTCCAATATGTGAGTCACCAACTTGCCGTAGGTATCGGGGAAGGTGAATTTAGTTCCATCACGGACAAGGGAACCGACCACGGTTTCAATGTCGCCCTCATGGAATTCGATTAAAGAGTTCAGAATTTTCCCGTACTGGCGGCGCATCCAGTGCGCAGAGGCCAACAGGTCTAACGCCGCTCGTTTAGTCGGGACAGGTTTGGTATTGAATTTCTTTGCAGTAGAAATTGACGCAGCAAAATCATTGAGCGCGGCATACGCGCCCGCTGGATTCAGCAACACATCAACATTCCATTTTTTAAGCTCGACTTCAGAGCGATACCAGACAAGGCCAGTGTTCGCGAGTTTCTGCTCAAGTGCCTTGTTGTAGATACGCCAGTAAATGCGCGAGGTACGCGAACCAATCGAGTATTGCTCTTTGGTGTAAATCGGTTTGCCGTCTTTGCCGATACTGGCAATGGTCATATCTTCATGAAGTACAGGACCACGACCACGTTCAGCGGTTCTGAAACAGTCGTCACGCCACGCCTTATAAGCGTATTCGCAATCAAAAATGCCGTCGTAATCGTCATAGGCCAAGTCAACACGCGCTAGAGTTTGCACACCAAGCACATTGGTCAGCCAGTCATGCAGCGACCACGTAGGACGACGGGCAAATACATGCTTGCATCCCGTTCCGTTGATTTGGAAATGCACCGTGTCATTGTTACCGCCGATACCAACGAAGCCGCAGAAGTCTTCACCATCTGGCGAAGTCAGTTTCATGGATTCGGTGTAGAACTGGAAACCCAAACCGCGAGGCGCAGACAGAGACAAACCAAGCACTTGATTGGTGAAGATGCGCAAGCAGTCTTCCAAATAGTTGCGGTAACAGATATCAAAGGCTTTGTTGTACGCTTCAATTTCTTCAGACGTCTTAGCAACCGTCGGATTAAACACAGGTGGAGCAGGGAACTTAGGTGCGCGACAGTGACGCTGTAACAGTCCTGATTTGGCAAAGCCTTTGTATTCTTCATGCTTGTGCAATCGACGAACCGCATCATGACAATGGCGTAAGTCTTTCACGGCAAACGTAAAACACAGGTAATCAATATGAACGCTTTGCTCATCGAACTTTTTGAGGATGTTAGTTGCGGTAGTCATCGAACACCCCCAAATTGATACGTTGTTCAACGGTTGTGTTGGTGATGGACACCAACTCATAAGAAGTGAACTGAGAGGAAGCCCAAGACTCAAGATGAGACATGGATTTAAGCAAATCCCATTCGTCGCAACCTTTGACCAACACAGACACCGTGTAGTCAGGTAGCAAGTCGTAATAGATGATTTGAGCTTGAGATTCCATTAAAACCAATCCAGTTTTGAAGTGAGTAACCAAATTTGGTTATTAGCGTAATCACCAAAATTGGTTAGCGCAAGACACCAAAAATGGTGATTGATAAGCTAAACTGACGGAAACGGAGGAAGCGGTATGTATCAGAACAAACTATTAGATGCCTACAAAAAGGCTCAAAGTTACGTACAAGACAAACAAATTGCAGCGGATATGAATGTGCCGCCGCAGAGAATCAGTGATTTCCGCAAAGGAAAGCGTTATATGACTGATACGCAAGCAATTTTTCTTGCAGAGCAATCAGGTTTAGACCCTGAGATTGCATTGCTGGGTTGTCACGCTGATCGCAATGATAATCCGCAGATAAAAGCAGTATGGGAAGGAATTGCAAAAAAGTTTAATGGGCTTGGATTGTCAGGAATCTCAATGGCTTGCACTGGATTAGCCTTAGTGATTGCAAGTCCACAGGAACCACTATTACAGTGCGCATTATATGTGTTATGTTAA